CTATACTGCAACATATTATCCTTGGATTCTTGTTAGAGATACAGTTAATAATACTCAAATATATCTTCCACCAACCGGTGAAGTTTGTAGAAATTTAGCATTAACCGATAACATTTCATTCCCTTGGTTCGCATCTGCGGGTTATACAAGAGGTCTTGTTAATTCAATTAAAGCAAGGATTAAACTTACACAAGAAGATAGAGATATTCTATATCAAGGTAGAATTAATCCTATTGCAACTTTCTCTGATGTCGGAACAGTAATATGGGGTAACAAAACGTTACAACAAGCTGATTCAGCATTAGACAGATTGAACGTAAGAAGACTTTTACTTCAAGCTCGTAAATTGATTTCGGCAGTAGCAGTAAGATTATTGTTTGAACAAAACGACGAGATTGTAAGACAACAATTCTTAGATAGTGTTAACCCAATCCTTGACTCTATTAGAAGAGACAGAGGTATCTACGACTTCCGTGTGACAGTTTCATCTTCACCTGAAGATCTTGATAGAAATACACTAACAGGAAAGATTTATCTTAAACCAACGAAAGCTCTTGAATTCATCGATATTGAATTCTTAATCACACCAGCGGGGGCAACGTTTGAAAATATCTAAAATTAATTGGGGGGACTAGTTCCCCCCTTTAGCCAATATGAAGAAAGAATTTAAAGAAGGGTTTGATTCCAAAGGTTCTCCAGATATGAAATATTACGCATTCGATTGGGATGATAATATTGTTCATATGCCGACTGAAATTGTTTTAAAGGACGATAACGGTGAGGAGGTTGGTATGTCGACTGCTGATTTTGCGGAGTATAGAACAGAGGTTGGAAAGAGTGATTTTGATTATGACGGACACACTATTGTGGGGTTTGCAGAAAATCCTTTTAGAAACTTCAGAACTGAGGGTGACAAACAATTTATAATTGACGCAATGAAAGCTAAAGTTGGTCCTGCTTTTAATGATTTTAAAGAAGCAATCAATAATGGTTCAATATTTTCAATCATCACAGCAAGAGGTCACAACCCTAACACTTTAAAACAAGCGGTTTACAACTACATAATAAATGATTTTAATGGGATTAGTAAGGAATTATTACTTAAGAATCTTAGAAAATATCGTTCATTTGTGGGTGAAGAAGAAATGACGGACGATGAATTAATAAAAACGTATTTGGAACTCAACAAGTATCATCCTGTTTCTTTTGGAGACGAGGGGGGTGCAACTAATCCTGAGGAGGCGAAAGTTACTGCAATGGAAGGATTTGTTGACTACATAAAAGGACTAGCGGCATTATTTAATAAAAGAGCATTCTTAAAAAAGGATATTGCTAATAAATTTACTCCTACAATTGGCTTTTCAGATGATGATATAAGAAATGTAGAAGTAATGAAGAAAAGGTTTGATAAAGATCCAGATAATATAGTTAAAACTTATTATACTGGTACTGGAAAGAAATCTAGAATGAAATAATGAATACTTTTTTTTGACGATAAAGTAAAGAGAAAAAAATTATTCAAGATATATTTATACTTATAAACACAAAAAGAAAAAAATAATATACTATGGCTGACTTACTGATGAAAATGCCTATACCTTACGAACCGAAACGTCAGAATCGATTCATTTTGAGATTTCCTTCGACATTGGGTATTAATGAGTGGTTTGTGGAGTCTGCAGCAAGACCTCACATAACAATCGGAGCTACAGAGATTCAATTTTTGAATACCTCTACTTACGTTGCTGGTAGATTTAACTGGCAACCAATAAACGTTACATTCCGTGATCCAATCGGACCGTCAGCGGCTCAAGCTCTTATGGAGTGGGTTCGTCTACATGCAGAATCTGTTACAGGTCGTATGGGATATGCAGCGGGTTACAAAAAAGATATCGATCTTGAAATGTTGGACCCAACAGGAGTGGTTGTTGAGAAGTGGATTCTTTATGGAACTTTCTTAACAGACGTTAACTTCAACGCTTTATCGTATTCACAAGATGCTTTAGCGAATATCACAACTACTTTGAGAATGGACAGATGTGTTCTTATTTATTAATTCTTTATAAAAAGTAAAGTCAGTTTATATTTAACCGTGAGGACAAAACCTCACGGTTTTTTTTATGGATAATCAAACAGCGCAATACGCACAACAAAACATATCACTACCTCATGACGTGGTACCTTTACCGTCTGGTGGTGTATTTTACAAAAATAAAAAATCTTCAGTTAAAGTAGGGTATCTTACAGCCAATGATGAAAATATCTTAATGGGCGGAGCAGATGACTTAACTATGGCATTAGTTCGTGCTAAGTTATTTGAACCTGACATTAAACCTGAAGAACTTTTGGAAGGGGATATCGAGGCGATTCTAATCTTTTTAAGAAATACTGCATTTGGACCTGAGATGACCATCAACGCTACGGACCCTAAAACAAATAAATCATTCCAACCAACTATTCTGTTAGATGAGTTGAATATAAAAAAAGGAGCTCAACCAAATGAAGAGGGTTTATTTGAAACAGTATTACCTGTATCAAACGCAACAGTTAAGTTGAAGCCATTAACTTTCGGTGATTTAGCCGATCTTAGAAATATGGCGGCTAAGTATCCTGCAGGAAGACCTGCACCAAGAGCAACTTGGAGACTTGAAAAACAAATTGTGGAATATAATGGAACAAGAGACAAAGGTGAAATTGCTCAAGTAATCAACACAATGATGATTAGAGATTCTAAACACATAAGAAAATTTTTGGATGACAACGAGCCAAAATTAGACATGGAAAGAGTTGTAATCACCCCATCAGGAGATAGACTAACTGTTAACGTTGGTTTTGGGGTAGACTTTTTTCGTCCTTTCTTCTGATTATAGAAAAATACAAACTGAAGAATTTTATTATTTAAGTTCTTTACTACACATATCATATCAAGATTTTCTTATAATGCCTGTCTTTATTAGACAGTTTTTACTTGAAAAATGGATAGAAGAAAATAACAAAGGGACCTAAAATTGGTCCCTTATCTATTTATATGAAAACCTATTGATGCAAGATTTTAATGAAAGGCCCAAATTAGGAACTACAGAAGAAGAACTGAAGAGGTTTCAAACTTTAGGTACGGAGGTAAGAATGGACCTTGAGCAAATAAATGCTCTTGCCTCTGACCTGAACAAACAGTTTGGGCAGACTCGTGAAAGAATCGGGGAAATGGAGGGGGCATTAAGAAGCGTTGAACCTTACTTCAACAGTTTAGGTGCAACAGCTAATGACGCAGCTAAAATTATCAGCGAAGTTTCGTTGAACTCAAGAAAAAATGTTATTGCGTCTTCTGACTCCTTAAAAGAATTATTAGAGACAGCTAAAGTTTTAGGACAATCTCCCGAAGAATTTATTGGACCATTAACTGATGTTGGTATACAATTTGGACAAGTACAGGAAAATTTAGAAGGATCGGTAAATTATGTTAGAAGTATTGGAATGAATACTCAACAAATCATGAAAGACGTTGTTAACAACTCAGAAATGATGAATCGATATAATTTCGAGGGGGGTGTTATGGGTCTTACAAAGATGGCTGCACAATCTGCAATGTTAAGGGTTAATATGAGTGCAACTGCTAGTCTTGCCGAAAAAGTATTTGACCCCGAAGGAGCTATTGAGGTGGCATCTGCAATGCAAAGATTAGGCGTTAGTATGGGTACCCTCTCTGATCCATTTGCATTAATGGATGCGTCTATTAATGATCCGGCAGGTCTACAAAAATCAATTGCGGATGTTGCATCTAGATTTACTGTTTTTGATGAAAAGTCTAAATCTTTTAAAATTGATCCAGGTGGAATAAGACAATTGAGAGAAATTGCTAATGCGACAGGTGTGTCTTATGAGAATTTAACTAAAATGGGATTAGCCGCAGCCAACTCTGGTGAGATTATGAAACAACTTTCTTTTGCTGGCAGTTTAAGTGAAGATGATAAAATGTATGTTGCTAGTCTTGCCCAAATGGGTGACGGTGGTGAGTATGAAATTAAAGTTAAAAATGAAGAAGGAAAAGAAGAATATAAAAAACTAAGTCAACTTAGTGAGGATCAATTAAAGGCAACAATAGAAGCGTCAAAGAGTGCACCTAAATCTATGGAGGATATCGCGAGAGCTCAACTTAGTGCAGGTGAAATAGCTGCGAACAACCTCGCAGCCATTAGACAAAATTTAGTTGGAGGAATTGCGGACACAAGAGGTCTTAGAGAGATTCCTGAATTAACAAGAGGATTAACTGATACTGTTGCAAATGCTCTAAGGAAAACACTACCCCAAAAAGATCAAGTGACAGGTGTTACTGATGACATTGCAAATAAATTCGGTTCAAATCTTGTTGATGTTTTACAAGGTAAGAAAAGTTTTGAAGATGTTGGAAAAGATATTGTTGCAGGATTGAAGGACAAAGGGATTCAGGCTGGTGATTATATGAATAAATTACCTCAAGAATTGATGAAAAACCTTCAAGAACAAGTGAGCGGTGGTAATTTGGGTAATACTGAGATTGGTAAAAAAATCTTAGAAAGTTTAAAAACAGCCAACACAGATAAAAAAATAAACCCAATATCTAATGTCTCTCAAATAGGAAAACAAATTAGTGCAACAAAGACTGCAAATATTAATCAAAATGTAAAACATGATGGGACAATTAATATAAAGGTTGATGTTACAGGATCACCTGACGACCCTGAGTTTGCTAAGAAATTAGATAAAGTATTTAAATCGGCAGAATTCCAACAATATCTTTATAAAGCAGTAACAGACCAAGCCCAAACATCAAACGGGAAAACAATATCCCTCAAGGTTGCGAAATAAAAAATACCCCTCAACCTATTTATAGAAAAAACATTTAATGCCTAGTCCACTAGATTTCGGAAGTACAGAAGCGTTTAGGAAAAAGTTGTTCACAAGAAATTTGAAGCCATATTCTTTGGCTCCTTATGTGGACCCAAATCAAGTTGCCTACCCTACAATACTTACAGATTCTGCGGTTGTTAATGCACAACCTGATCCTTTTGAATACGGTATTGCTGTTTTTAACGATAGAGCGTCTAGATTTAATGTTTATTCACCAGATACTCCTTTTCAATACAACACACAAACGGTTATTAAAGAATCACAGTTCGAACCATACCCAAATTTCGATGCGTCTTTTTACGAACCTGTTGACATCTTATACAAGGCTGATCCATTAGGTAGTAATGGATTATTAAGTTCAGATTCCTTTATTGCAAAACTTGGAGCTGTACAACTAAAAAAAGCTTTTGAGGATAGAATTGCCACAGAGATATACCAAAGAACACAAGCCAGAATTAATGCATTTGGTGCAAATAGTGGAAGTAATATATTTGGTGTTCTTACTAATAGAATACCTTTAGTTGAACCAAATTATCAAATTACAGTTCCAGGAAATCCAGTTATCGCGGCGGTTGATTTAGCAACAAGACTATCAGGGTCTTATTTTCCCGTTTCTCCAATACCCGGATCATATTGGGATACTGAAATTAGATTGGGACAACCAACTACAATCCAACAAATTAAAAACGCTTTTAATTTTGTAACAGAAAGTGGTGTTGGTAAATTCTTTGCTAGATTATTAGGTGCGGATTCAGGGTCTCAAAAGTTTTTAAGTAATACAGGATCAGGTCAGAGAAGTGTTCTATTCAAGAACATTGATTACAACAAATTCAAACCAGATTACGATAGAAATTTTGTTGATAGACTAGGAGGTGCTCTTGTTGGTGGTAGAGCAAATAGTAGTGATTTTTATGTTGGCTCTAAGTCTTCTGATC